CAAGTTCGCTGCCCAAGACGCCGACAACATCCTCACCCGCCTCGACAAAGTGGCTGGTGCGATCCAGGCCAACTACGACAAGTGGGGGATGGACTTCGAGACCGCCCGCGCGATCGTCCAAGACCTGGACAAGACCGCCGACGAGATCGAGCTTGCGACGTTCGGCAAGGAGTCGTTCACGCGACGCCAGGCTGAAGTCATCCGTCGCGAGCCGGACGAGCCGTACATGGACACCTTCAAGGTGAACCCGTCGCCGGTTCAGATCGAGGCCGACGAGCCGTACATGAAGCTCTACAACCTCGGCGATCCGGTTCGTGGCCGGCCCGACCAGTCGAGCGACATGCTTCACGGCATCTCGACCACGGGTCGTCCGCTCACGCCCCACAGCAAGGACACGCCGAAGCCCGAGGGGATGTAAGGCCGGCGAGTTCGCCAGGTAGGAGACCCAAGTGGCGACCGATCAGCAAGTTCTTGGGCAAGAGAAGATCTGCACCAAGTGCGGGCTGCCTAAGGATCTAGGTCTATTTCACCGGGAAGCTAGAAATACCGGGCCCGTCGGAGCCGGTCGCTATAGCTGGTGCAAGTCGTGTGTGCAGTTGCACAAGAGCACCCCCGAGCGCCTGAATCGGACCAAGTACCAGATCGATTTCAACGCGATGTGGGAAAAACAGGGTGGCCTTTGCGCCGTTTGCAAGGGACCGATGCTCCCGAAGGGCAAGGAGCTTACGTCCGTCTCCGTTGACCACGATCACAACTGCTGTCCCGCCAACAAGTCGTGCGGACGCTGCGTTCGGGGGTTGATTCACCAACGATGCAACATGGTCGTGGGCTACAGCGGTGAGGACCCAAAGTTGCTTGAGGACGCCGCCGCCTATTTGAGGCGTTGGCGTGAGGGGCTCACATGAGCATCGACTACTGGAAGCTCGTGAAGGAGTTCTCTGTTGGGGACAGCGTTCAACGCTATGCCCCAGGTCAGGGCGGACTCTCACTGTCTCCGTTCCTGGGACGTGTGACGGCTGTCTATCGGGGTCTAGGAGTGGTCGACGTTCAATGGCCCTATGCAAATGAACGAATGTTCCCCGACGACATCGTGAAGGTGCACCCGGCGGCCTCGAACTGGTTTCCTCCGGCGCTCATCGATCAGACGTACATGTCTCTCGACACAGAGAGGGCGCGCGAGTTGTGGGCATCGGCTCGCGCGACCCGTCTCTGGAGGTCCGTGGAGGTCGCCCCCGACTTCCACATGACCCTCGCCAAGTGCTGGGCGTCGGGAGCCGATGAGGTTGCGGCTTACGACGCCCTTTGGCGCAAGTATGCGAGCCAGACCGCGGACGAGATTCTCCGTGACGAGGTCGGCAAGTTCTACCGTCTTGCCCAGAACATGGTCGAACTCCGCATCCAGCAACACGCTGAGAAGACGGCGGCCTACTGGGTGTCACAGAACCGGACCTACCGGGTGACGAAGGACGAGCACGACAAGGGTGTTCCCAACTGCCCGAAGTGCGGCAAGGCGATGCGCAAGACGACGTACAAGATGCAGGAAGGTACCCGCATCCGTCTCTTCGCTTGCCCCAAGGACTTGTTCCTTCTCAAGCAGGATGACTTGCTCGGACCCGGCGGAGAGCCGGTGAGCTGGGGAGCACCTGCGACGCCGAAGGTGGTGAGTCCTTGATCTCGGCGCGCGACCCTCGCTGGAAGACAGCCGCCAAGCCCGTGGGCCAGGCGTATGAACATGCCTGCGCGGACGCTCGAAGCGCCACCAAGATGTGTGAGAGCCTCGAGAACATGCTCAAGAGTGGGCATTTCGAGCAGGCTGCCGAGCGCCTCACGTACCTCTCGGAGAAGTTCTTTCCGATTATGCTCAAGCAGGTCGAACAGGCGAAGGCCGACCATGAGCAGGCGAAGGCGGCGAAGTAGCCATGGCGATGTTCAAAAAGGCTGATGCCTCAATCATCAAGCCCGACATCAACTTGGGTCGCTGGGACACGGTACGTCGTGCGTCCAAGGCCGCTCCGGCGTTCGATGTCCGTCACGGTGCCAAGATCGTCCTTCAGCAGTACGAGCCCAAGGACTTCCTCCTCAGCCACTGCACGATCATCGCATCCGTGAAGACGGAGAAGAGCCCCGCTCCACTCGGCAAGCATGTCGTCGACGGGTTCCAGATCGAGCGCAAGTACGCCGACTGGCTCATCACGCCCGAGACCTCGAAGTACGTCAACAACAACAACGACGCCTGGGAGACCAATCTCCTGATGGCGTGTTACCGGACGTTCATCGGCGGTGAGAACTACGTCGAGCACATTCAGATCCCCGAGATGTCGAAGGGGAAGATCATCGACGCCGCCGCTCGAGACATCGGTGACTCGATCTACATCGACATCCTGGTGGCGACGCAGCGCCGACACCGTTCGCTCATCAGCGCGATCACGAGTGGGGCACTTCAGACTCTCTCGATGGGTTGCTTCCTTCCAGGCACCCCCGTGACGATGGCGGACGGTACCCGCCTCCCCATCGACGAGGTCCGTCCTGGGGCGATGGTCCTGACACACAAGGGGCGGGCTCGGGAAGTACTTAACCAGCAGATCCGTGGGGGTCGCTGGCAGATGCGGCGGATCAAGGTCAAGGGTGTGCCAGATGCCGTCGAGGCCACGGGCACGCACCCGTTTTTCGTCCTTCGTCCGGCATCCGTCTGTGGGTGTGGGTGTGGGGAGTCCCTTTCGACGAAGGATGCCGATCCCGTTCGTCGGATGACCAAGCGGTTCAAGAACGGGCACGACAAGCGAGTCCTCAATCCGAACGGCAGCTACTCCCTCGACGAATACAAGGCTCGTCAGGAAAAGCTCGCTGAGATCCAGAACCTCAAGGTCGAGAAGGTTCGTGCGGACGAACTGAGGGTTGGGGATTACGTAGTATTCCCCAAGCTCGACGCCGATGTGGTCGATGATCCCGGACCCGCCAAGGCCCGTCTTCTCGGGTACTTCCTGGCCGAAGGTAGTTTCATTAAGAGCAAGGGTGTACCCTCCGAGGTGCAGTTCAACTTCTCTTCGGAGGAGAGGGGTACTTTCGTCGAGGAGGTTGTCAGACTCCTTTGCGACGAGTTCCCTGGTTGCACGCCTTGGGTTCAGGACCGTGAAGACCGGAACACGGCAACAGTTCACGTCTCGGGTAAGGAGATCGCCGCCTGGTTCAAGCAACACGGGGGTGAATATTCCCATCAGAAGCGTTTGAGCCCCGAGGCCATGCAGTGGTCGGTCGGGTCGCAGACGCATCTGCTCGGGGCCTGGCTCAACGGAGATGGTCACAAGCACAGTGGTGGACACGCTGTGGGCACGACTACCTCTTACGATCTCATGTGCCAGCTTCACATGCTGGCGGTACGAGGCGGCATCCCGGTGTGGGTGGATTGCGTGTTCGGTGGACGGGCGGCAACGATTGCTGAAGCGGTCGTGAATGGCCAGGCCCTTCGGCACGACGAGACGGGCAAGCTCGCGGCCTTCAACGTCTACTTCCCGCAGTCGGCTTCGGCCACTCTAGGTGGTGTGACTGCGAAGGCCCCCCGTGAGGGGGTCCGTAAGAAGCATCGGCATCTCCGGTCGCTCGACGACAAGGTCATCTTCCCGATCACCTCGATCGAGTCCTTCGTATACGAAGGACTCGTCCACGATATCGAGGTCGAAGAGGACCACTCGTATCAGGTGCATGGGTTCGGGGTCTCGAACTGCCAGGTGGAGTTCACCACCTGCACCAAGTGCGGGAACGTCGCCTACGACGAGACCCAACTTTGCAACCACATCCGGTACTTCAAGGGCAACGAGTTCGTTGACGAACTTGGTCGCAAGCGCAAGGTCGCCGAGCTTTGTGGGCACATCAAGGAAGAGCCGGGCTCGGTCAAGTTCATCGAGGCGAGCTGGGTCGCTAACCCTGCATTCACGGGCGCCGTTCTTCGCAACGTGCTCTCGCCCGAGGAACTCGCTGAGATTCGGCAAGTCGGGGCGAAGATGCAGATCGCCTTCAGCGAACCCGCCCGAATTCCCGACGCGAACCTCATGCAGCGTGCGGCTCGAAGCCTCTACGCCGAGGAGCAAGGTCAGGATCAGGGAGGCCAGGGTCAGGGTGAGGACAAGGCCCCGGCTCCGCCCTCGCCCAAGAAGCCTGAGAAGGACGCCGACCCGATGGGCAAGGCCGTCGATGAGATGGCTGATCTCATTCGCGAGCGCGCCATCGCCAAGGCTCGTGGTCAGATGGGGGAACTCGAGAACCACGAGCTTCCCGACGAGAATGCGTCCAACGAGTCCCTGATCAAGTCGGCCCTCCAGCACCCCACCTGGCAGCGGATCGCCCAGCTCGTCCTTCGCCACACTCCCGGGGCCACTTCAGTGCTTCGGGAACGCGCTGCGAAGAAAATGTTTTACGGGATGGTGATTTATCGCCACGGGGGCTGGAAGGCAGTTGAGGAGTCCGGAAAGTTCTCGGGACGAGAGATTCTGGGACTCTCAAGACTTGTTGATCTCGCTACCAAGAAGCGAACAATGGCGGGAGAACCCCGTATTTACCGCGCCGTTCTCGCAGTCGGCGGACTTGGGAAAGATCAAGATGTGAATTCCTACCTGACGGCTTGTCGTCAGTTCGTAGGTCGAACTCTCACGGATTCTGAGCGCCAAGCCCTCCTAGTCAAAGGGCGACTCTACGCTTTGGGATCGTGATTTCTTTTATAGCCCCTCTTTCGTTGAGGAAAGGTGACCTGACCATGCGCGAGCGTACTACGTGGAACCGGGAGTCAGTAACGGCGGCGATGAGCCGCACAGCCGACCCGTACGCCATGAACCAGGACCACCTTCAGCAGCAGCCGAAGGCGGACAAGTACCTGACTGGCGACCCCTCGACCTTCGCCGAGGACGTCACGGAGCCCAACACGTGGGACCGTGAATACGCCGGCGGGGCCACCCAACGAGACGAGATCGGGCTTCCCGATTTCCGTCCCGAGACCTTCAACCATGCTGAGCGTTCGGCGTCCGCGATGGACGAGAAGACGCTCATCAAGAAGGCCGACCTCTGCACGACGGTCGCCCGCATGATCCTCCGCGGTCGCAAGTTCGCGAACGAGGCGGCTCATACCGAAGCGGTCGAGTCGCAGGCCGTCTCGCTGATGTACATGCCCAACGCGGACCTCATCAACACCGCCTCGCGGCTCGCCTCTCAGGAGGAGTTCCCCGGTGGTGAGACGTGGCCCTCGACGTTCGCTGGCGAGCAGCAGCAACAGCAGCAGGGCGCTCAGCAACAGCAGCAGGCGTCGAAGTTCCAGCAGGCCGCCCAGCAGTGCATGCAGGCGTTCCAGCAGGGTGACCAGCAGGGCGTTCAGGCGGCCATCGCACAGATGGTCCAGGACCAGGTGCAACAGCAGCAGAAGGCTGCCGCCAAGCGCGCTGCGGAAGAGGGTCAGGACCAGCAGGGCCAGCAGCAACAGCAGGCTCAGGTCCAGCCGGTCTCTCAGCAGGAAGGCCAGCAGCAGGGTCAGGGCCAGCAGCAGCAACAGTCCGCGATGGACGAGCAGGCCCTCGAGCAGATGCTCAGCCAGGCCGTTCAGCAGCAGGGCGTGCAGGCGGCGGACTACGACTCGCACAAGGGTCCCGCGATCAACCCGCCCGGTTACGGACCGTACAACGGCCCGCAGGCTGGCGGCGCGAAGACGGAGAAGTCCGCCAAGCGTGCCGACGATCAGGGCCAGCAGGGCCAAGGCCAGGGCCAGCAGCAACAGCAGGCCGGTCAGGGCCAGCAGTCGCCGGTCCAGCAACAGAACCAGATCCAGGAGCAGGGCCAAGGCCAGGGTCAGCAGCAGGCCGGTGGCCAGCAGCAAGTTCAGATGCAGGCCGATGACCAGCTCCTCGACGACATGCTCATGGGCCCCCAGGGTGCTGGCGGGATGAGCGAGGTCGACATCGAGATGGAGCCCGCGCAGATGGACACGGGCGAGATCGTCCTTTCGGCGACCGACGACGAGGTGCTCAAGACCCTCTTCGCGAACGACGAGACCGAGAACGCCGCGCAGGCCCAGGCGATCCAGCAGGGCGGCGCTCCCAAGCAGGCCATGACCCGCACGGCCTCGACTCGCACGGTGGGCACGCGCCCCTCGGGCGGTGTCTCCAAGGTCGGCGGCGCCCCCTCGGGCGGTCGTTCAGGCAGCGATGTCGATTCGCTCACGAGCCTCTGGCCGAGTGCGCCGGACGTTCGCGAAGCCTTCAACATGCGCTGACGAGTTTCATCGGCCCTCGCAAGGGGGCCGGTGCCCAAATCAAATCAGAATTGAAACCACCCTCGCACGGAGCCTCCTAAAGGAGTTCGACAAAAAATGACGACCTTCGCAATCGGCGGCCAGGGCTCGGGTGATTTCCGCGAAACGTCCGGTCGTGTGCAAATCCTTCACGTCGTGACCCGCAACTCGCAGGGTCAGTTGACGCCGGATGCGTTCACGCAGGCGAACCCCCCGGTCATCACCAATCCCACTGGCAAGTCCACCACTCTCGCCACCATTACCAAGGTCGGCGTCCTCGGCGGCACGTACTGTGTCACGCGGCCCGATTTCGGTAACGGCTACCAGGGAGGGCCGACGCTCATCAGCTCGGCCTACAGCGCTGCTCAGAAGCCACTCGGCTGCCTGATCAACGACTCGATCGGGAACGCCTTCGAGAACACTCCCGGCATCGCGTCGGGTCGCGGTCCGTACCTGGCTGGCGTGGGCGCTTGCCTCGCCAACTCGATCTACGAGACCAAGAGCCAGGGCCTCTCCGCTGGCCCCGCCATCGGAACGGCGATCACGTACAACCCCGGCGACGTCCTCTGGATGTCCGCCAACGGGCTCGTGACCAACGTCCTCACCGACGCCTACGAGTACCAGGTCTCTCCGCTCGTCTACAACGTGACCAAGCTCGGCGTGGTCAAGGTCGCCCCGGACGCCAACAGCTCGCTCCTCGTGTACGACACCAGGCTCTGAGCCGCACTCGAGAAGGAGCCAAGAAAAAGCCATGAACCAAGTAGACAACGCGGTCAAGCAGCAGATCATCGGCGAGTACATCAAGACGGCTGCTGGCCGTGCGAAGCTCGCCGCCTCGATGATTCAGCCCCTCCGGCTGCGTCGAGACTACACGGCGGTCGGTCGCAAGACCTTCCTCGTGGAACAGCTCCCGGATGGGGCCCTCCCCATCTACGACAAGGATCCCGAGGTCACGGCGTTCGTCGTCGGCGAAGAGGGGGAGAACATCCTCGCGATTCAGAAGCCGCGGCGCGTGATCTTCCCGCTGTTCGAGGTCGCCTCGAACCCGGAGATCCCGCTCACCCAGATCAAGGAGCGCCGGTTCGACCTGATCGAGCGTTCGCAGGATCTCGCGAAGGCGCAGATCCAGGCGGCGGAAGACGAGCGCGTCTTCGCAGTCCTCGACTCGATCGCGGTCAGCGGCTTCGACACCCTCCCGGGTCAGACGAACCCTGACGTCGCCGTCGTCGCCCCGATCTCGCCGAGCGTCCTCGCGGATGCTTTCGCGGAGATCGAGCGAAACGATTTGCGCGTTGCGCGAATCTACATGAACGCGACGGACTACGCGGACATCCGCAAGTTCGGTCGCGACATCCTCGACATCGAGTCGCAGGCGACGCTCCTCAAGACGGGCCTCCAGGCCGTCCTCTGGGGTGCGCAGATCATCACGAGCCGTCTCGTGCCGGTCGGCTTCGTCTACGTCTGCGCCGAGCCGGAAAACTTCGGACGCTTCCCGGTCCGCACCGAACTCACGGTGCTCTCCGCGGACGACCCGAAGGCCCGCACCATCGGATTCTCCTGTTTCGAAAATGTGGGCATTGGCGCCTTCAACCCTCGCGCCCTCACCCGCCTCGTCGTCACGCGCTTCTGATCTCGAGCGGTTCATGACGGTAACGCCGGCCTGGGCAACCAGGTCGGCGTTTCGCTTTTGTCCCTAAGGCTTTTGTAGACAGAGGTCAGTGATGGACACTCTCGCCCATAAGATCGTCGCCCGATTCCTCTCCACGGCGGACAACGGGGATCACGATTTCGACGATGATGACGTCGACATGGTGACTGCACGCTTCGACATGCTTCGGGAGCACTACCTCCCGCCCGAGGCGCGCGAAGAGAAGCCGCTCCATCCCGAGGGTACGGACCTCGAAATCTACGTCTGGGACGGGGAGATCAAGGACCCGCGAAACCCCGAGGGCAAGGGCCTGAAGCGGTTCTACGCCGCCGCCTTTGCGGGCAAGTCCCAGAAGCCCCTCTGGCACATCCAGTTCCGCACGCAGTCGAACCGGATCGAGGAGATCCGCAAGACCATCGAGGCCCGCAAGCAGGTTCTCGAGAGCAAGCGGCAGCGCCAAGAGGAGAAGAACAACTTCGTCCACGGGCTCAAGCCGGGCGACATCATGGTCTGCTCGTGGGGCTACGATCAGACGAACATCGACTACTACCAGGTCACCGAAGTTCGCGGAAAGAACGTCGTCCTCCGCGAGATCAGCAAGAAGGTCGTTGGAGACTCGGGAGGGTCATCCGAGCGCGTCATGCCGGTGCCCGACTCCTTCATCGGTGAGCCGCTTCTGAAGCGTCCCAGTGGCTCGAGTGGCAAGCCCTACGTTCGGGTCACCAGCTACTCGTCCGCCCATCTTTGGGACGGCAAGCCCGACCACCAGACCGGCCCGTACTCTGGGCACTGACGGAGAGCACATGAAGATCGCCGCACGAGATCCTCGTTGGAAGGTTGCTGCGACGGTGGGTCACGAGGCCCAACGGGCGTTCAATGAGGAATTGAAGCAAGCCTGCGACGGTGACATCGAGGCCGCCCTCAACGAGACCGTGAAGGCGATGCAGGACAAGATCGCGGAGATGCCCTACCAGCTTGTTCGGTACAAGCCGATGAGCATGATGCAGGAAGAGTATGTCGCGCAGGTCGAGCAGGCCCTTCACAACTGGTACCGCCCGATCATGAGGATGCTCGGGAAGTGAACTCCCGCCGCGTAGCCCAGCGGTTCCTTAGAGCCGAGTCGGTTCGGTTGGACCTCGCGTGGGTCGAGAAGCTCCGCAAGGACTTCTTGACGCTCATGGGCAACCTCCCGCGCGTGAAGGACTACAAGACGGCCCACGCTTTGCGGGATGCGTTTAGGGTCTACCGGCAGAACTTCGAGAACCTGTTCTTCGAGAACTTCCTGAACAAGGATCTCAAGTACGGCCATCCAGGGCTGAGCGAGTCGGACGCGAAGTACTACGACAAGAAGCTGCGGGAGCCCGCGTGGAGCTTCGCCACTGAGCTGAGCCCGCCCATCGGGTTCGCCGACGAGTACTACAGCGCAGAGAACCGCTTCATGGCTTTCGAGGCCGAATACCCGAAGTGGAAGGCCCGCGTGATGCGCAAGGCCCAGGTCTTCTGGAAGACCATGAAGGAGTTCCTCGACTACTACCGCGAGGACAGGTCGAGCGAGGACAGGTCGAGCGAGGAGCGAGGCATCAACGTCAAGGTTCCCACGATCGAGACCACGGAGCTTGAGGGGTTCAAGCTCATTATGAAGGGCTTCGAGCCCGGTGATGAGCACCACGAAGAAGAACTCGCGGCTCTCAAAGAGGGCCTCCACCACTACCGCCAGCGGGCCTCGCTCGTGGCTCCCATCCTGCTCCAAAAGCAGCTCCCGGTCATCGTCGAGTTCGCGACGACACTCGACAAGGGCGGGGAGTACCACCACAACGGGACCATCACGTTCTACGCTAGTTCCATCAGGTCTGAGGGCGGGTGGAAGTGGGTGGCCCACGTGATGGCTCACGAGATGGGGCATCACATTTGGCACAGCTACCTGAGCGCGGAGGCCCAGGAAGCCTGGCGTGCGACCGTCCGCGGCGACTACGGGCAGCTTGACATTCGTGAGCTACTCGCCAAGTGGCCGGGGGATGCGTGGGCTTTTGAGATGCCCAAGATTATCGGGGACAAGGACCCGATTCTTGCGCTTCAAATCCAGGCCATCGGTCACGATCCATCCTACGGGCGGGACGGGCTAGAGAAGAAGGAGGAGTTCCAGAAGCTCCTCGACGGCGGTCAGACCCACATCACGGTCCCCACGACGCCCATCACCGGATACGCGAACAAGTCTCCCGAGGAAGCCTTCAGCGAGACCCTCGGCCTGCTTGTCGCCCACGGCCCCGCGGCGGTCCATGAGAGGGTCCGGTTCTGGCTTCAGACCGTGATGCCGGGCGACGTCAGGGTTGCCCGTCGTGTGCTCGAACGTTTTCTTCACGCACGCTGATCACGTCTTCGGAACTCGGTACAGCGAGCCCGCGTGGATCGGCGCGTGGAGTGGTACCTGTTTGTTCTCGCGTCGGACCTCGAAGTAGACGTGCTGAGGTGCCCCTCGGTTGAAGCCGGGAAGCGCCTTCATCACGACAACTCGTGCCACCTCCCTACCGAAGTAGGCCAGGTACGTTCCGCCGACTTTCACGTGCTGTGGTTTCATTCGTGGCCCTCGTGTGAGGAATACACCCCTTCGGTGCTTCAGGCGGCGGGATTATCGACGTTCCAGCTTCCGTCGCCGCCCGGCGACATGTGGCTCGTGGCTCATGGTGAACAGGCCATCGCCGATCTTTTCGACCTTGGGCGGGGCGAGATAGCTCACGCCGTCTTTTGTGCCCTTCGTCTGGATGTACCCGTCTCCGACGTCAAAGCTCACCGGGTCTGAAGTCGATTCGAAGACAGGGGCCGGTGTGAAGTCCGCCGTAGTCTCTTCGATGAACACGTCGACCGTCTGATCGTGGAGCCGGTACAACTTGCGGGGGTCGAACCAGAACGTGTCGCGTCCGTCGTTCGGCACCAGGGCCACCGCTGTCATGTTGTCGTAACCAGCGTCCTCCAGGCAAAGCGTGCCACGCCGAGGTCAACGACTTCTCCGACATCGGGTGTCGTGGGGAAGACCTTCAGAGCGAGGTCCCCGGCATGCCCGCTCTCGCGGTTCGTGACGACTTTGCACGTGATGTGAACCCGTTTGCCGTTGAGAAGTCGGAGTGCCTTCACGTCGAGGTGGTTCGCGATGCGATCCGAACTCGCGTAGGCCGTCGCGGCGAGGACGAAAGCCCCGTAACGATCCGTTCGTCGCTCTGTCCCGCTCCACCCGAAAACCCCGTGTCCGACTCGTTCCTTCATGGAGAACCCGGCCCTACTATTTCGCTACCCACCCGCTGATCAACTACACCTCCGCCTTTTGTACTTATTCTTTTGTGTTAACGGCGGCCTCTACGCTTTTTTCGGGGTGAGGCCCTGGAGGACCACATGGCAGATCAAATCGCATACAAGCAGGGCCAGAAGCAGCACTTCATCGCGGCTCGCACGTTCGCTCTCGGCTCCACGGGGATGACGGTCCCCAAGGGCGCGGACATTGGGTTCGACGGTACAACGGTCGAATTCGGGGGGTCCACATTCTCCCACCCCCAGTTCCGAGGTGCTGTTCGCGCTGGGTGGGCAACCCTTGCAGAGAACTACGACCCGAACGATCGCTCGGCTGAACGCCCCGTGGCGGCCAACATCCAGGTCCGGCACCCGACGCAGGGTGGCAACCCGATGACGGGCGGCAACCGAGCCCTTCTTGCCCCCACGACGGTCACCGAAAACGACGAGCGCGAGGTGTCGAACGTCTCGGCACACCGTCAGGCGACGCAGGACCGCAATCGCAACCACCAGCACGGGCAGCACATCGAGGCTCGCCCGGGTACGAGCGTCGAGCTTCAGGATGGCGTGCCCGTTCGCAAGCTCAAGACCGCCGCCGGCGAGAAGTCCAAGCAGCAGCGCACGACCATCACGGCGGAAACCGCTGGAAGCCGCATCCGCGAGGCTGAGAGCCCCGCGCCGATCGAGGCAGGCCGCGGCATGACCGAGGAGGAAATGCTCGAGCGGATGGAGCCAGCCCAGCGCGATGCGTACATCGCCGAGAAGCAGGCGCTGAAGAGCCGCTACGTCGACGTGGACACGGACGCCGAGCGCCCGGTGTTCTCGACGATCGCCAAGTCCAAGAACACGTCTTCGTCCGAGGGCATCACGGCCAAGGTCACGACAGGCGGCGGAACGGAGACGTGGGACGGTGGAACGGGCCTCGGGGCCGTGAACAAGGTCTCCCACACGATCGTCGACGGCATCAAGATCACGAACACGAACGGTCCCTCGAACCGCGAGCAGACGAGCCCGCGTTCTGAGGCCAGCCACCAGCCGGTCATGCTGAAGGACGGTTCTGCCGACGTCCGGCTCAAGATCGCCCGCCAGCTCTGCCCCGACTTCCCGGACAACTACGACTTCGCGGCCAATCCCCGTAAGAAGCTCGCTCGTCTTCAGGCGGACTACGAGGACCGCGCGGACGTCATCCGCGCCATCTTCGCCGCCGAGAGCGACGACTTCAAGGCGACCCTGATGCGCGAGTTCCCGCAGGCGTTCGGGGGCTGAGTGGTGTAATCTCGAGCTGTGTTAGGGCACATCTACCTCGTCACGAATCTCGTGACCGGGAGGAAGTACGTAGGGCTCACCGGGCTAGTCCCCAAGAGATGGGGCGAGCATCTGAGTGCGGCTCGGACGGGTAGCCAGTGCCCTCTTCACAGAGCGATCCGAAAACACGGCGTTGAGAACTTCGTAGTGACTTGCATCGAGACCGTCACAACGAGTCGCGAAGATCTCATCGCTGCCGAGATTCGGCAGATCGCTGCTCACGACTGTCTCGCTCCCAAAGGGTACAATCTCACGCCCGGTGGAGAGGGTGCCAATCCCTCCCCCTCTACACGGAAACGTATGAGGGATGCTGCACGTAAGAGGTCTTCGACTCCTGAGTGGCAGAAACAATTCGCCGAGATGATTTTCAAGAGATCCAGCGATCCCGGATGGATCGAAAATCATGGACGAAGTATGCGGATAAGGTCGGCGAGTTCGGAATGGCAGAACAATCAGGTTGAGGCCGGTAAGAGGAGGGCGGCTGATCCCGTGTGGCGGAAGAACGTTTCTGATGCCCTGTATCAGTGGGCCGAGGATCCCGAATGGCAGAAGAATCACGCAGAGGCCATGCGGAAACTTGCAACCGATCCCGGGTGGTTGAAGAAAAATGAGCCTAATCTGGTAAAGGCTCGCGAGGCATCGCGGATTAAGATACTTGCACGAGATGCTCTTCTTTCACCGGAAGATCAGATGCGCCTCGCACGGCGGCGTGAGTATGAACGCGCGTGGCGAGCAAGACGAAAAAAGCGTCTCGCGCGGGATTCGTAAGGTTCTTCTTGTAAGGGTACTACCACGTGAGGACACCCCTTGACCACGTGAAGACA